TGGCTGGGGTACTGTGATTCGAACACAGGAATGTCGGAGTCAGAGTCAAAATATAAGATTTTCTATTTTCTTCTATTTTTGTCTACAATATGCTTATTTTTAACATTTTCCCTGCTTTTATCTTTCTGTTATTTTCTATAATATAATATACTTTTCTAAAATATTGGACAAGTTTTGGACAAGTCAATTTTCCTTAAAAAATATTTCTATTAATTCTTTACCTTCTTTAAGATTGTAACCTAAATCACAACATTTTTCAAGCATAATTTTAATCATTTGCTCTTTCTTATTATATTTTTTACTTAATTTTTTTACTTCATTTTCTATTACATTCATTACTCCATATCTCCTTCTTTATTTTTTAGAGCTCTGATGTATAAATATAATGAATTAGGTTGCATTTGGGCAACTTTTTATGAAATGCTGTTTTTCTTTTACAAAAATAAAAACGACACTATTAAAGTGTCATTTTACTATTTTGTATAATTCTTCTATGTCTACTT